TAAGGAGAAAAATAAAAATGCCAAGAGAGAAACAAGAAGTAGACATCGATAGCAAAGTTGATGATTTAGAAGCCGCTAAAGAAAAATATCTTAGCGAAAACACAGTTATTAGTATCGGTGGTTATGCTTTTACTCCGGCTAAGTTAATGATAGCAGCCGGTATATTATCATCAGTACTAGGTGGTCTTTATGCTTCATTTGAATTCTATAAAGATTATATGAATATGAAGGATGCTATCGCTAATTATGTCAGCCCTGATTTTACTGGGGTAGAGACACGATTGACTAAGATAGAAAAAACTCAAGAAAGCATAGTCATATTAGTACAGCAAAATCAGGATATGGTTCGTGCTGTGAGAAGCGATCTTAAAGCAGACATAGACCGTGTAGAGGCAGCAGTTGATGCCGCAGAACGCAGAGGTCGTGAATTAGATCGTGATACACGTAGTTTTGTTAATAATAGCGATAAACGTTTAGGTGATACTGAGCGTGATCTACAGGGTAGAATCAGAAACATAGAGCGTGAGACTGATGCTAAGTTGAGAGAACTAGAGAAGAAAGTAGACGAGAAGATCAAGAAAGCATGGGAAAACCCATTAGCAAAGTAATCTAACATACACCCATCTGTAAAATAAATATCTTAATGATTTTATATACAAATGGGTGTAGTTTCACTTGGGGCGGAAGTCTAGATCATATATTTTGTGATGGTAATCTTTGTGAGGTAGATGAAGATAAAAGACTACCTATATTATGGCCCCACCATTTAGGTAAGTTATTGAACGCTGATTCCGTCGTTAATCTGTCTGATGGTTGCGGTAGCAATCAACGTATAGTAAGAACCACTTATAATTGGTTACGATCAAAGACAGTCGAAGAATTAAAAGAAACAACAGCAGTCATACAACTCACCGAATGGTCTAGATTTGAGATGTATGATCCACATGATATCGAAAATGAATGGGCAGAAGATCCAGTAGATTGGATAAAATGCAAAGTAGATTTAGTCGCGCATGAATATAATCATTATCCTAAAAGCAACTTCAATAGAGATATACTACTTAAAAAAGCAACACACACATTAAAGAACACGCATCCACTAGAGCATTTTTATAGAAACATAGGATATATGTATGCACTACAGGGTATGTTCAATGCATTTGGTGTGAAGGATTTTTATATATGGAACCATAGTCATGCATGGCATTTCTGGCCCAAAGAACATAGAGATGCTATATTCAATACTTTCAAGGTACTAGACGAAGTACATGACTGGGAAAAGTTCCGTTGGTCTGACGACTATTGGGTCTATGATCGTGTAAGCAAAAATGACTGGCACCCCAGTGTTCACGGACATATAGAACTAGCAAACGTCATACATGATCGCATGAAGCGTAAAGGCTACAGGGGATAAATACACTAATGCGTACAGAAGATTTCATGACATCAAGGGTAGACAAAGCGAAAGAAGTTAAAAAATTCGCTGAGTGGGCCTGCCAAAAACTAAACATCAAAAACCCTCCTAAGATCGAACTAAGCATGGATACTGAGGAAGCACAAAGTAACCATCATACGGGCGGGCATGTCATCGGTGGAGACAGCATATGGGTATATGCTAGGAACAGAAACCTAGTAGACATATTGCGTACCGTTTTTCATGAATTGGTTCATGTCCGTCAGGGTGAATTGGACATGGTAGACCAACATGACAGTTATCCAGGTAGCGCGATAGAGAGCATGGCTGACATGCTAGCCGGAAAATATATAAAGATTTACGGTGAAAAGAATAATCATATCTTCCAATAACTATTGATACTTTCTACCCATTGATATATAATAGTGGGTATGATTCAATTATTACATAAATTGCCTCGGACATTGACAGTCGCTTTTAGTGGCGGTGTGGACAGTGTCGCTGTGTTAGATTTCCTTAGTAAGAATCATGAGGTGGATGCCGCATTCTTTCATCACGGTACCGATAATAGCGACAACGCTTTTGATTTCGTTTGGAATTTTTGCCGTGACCGAGACATCACAATGACAGTAGGATATATCCGTAACGAAAAACCCAAAGAGTTAAGTTGGGAAGAACATTGGCGTAATGAACGTTATGCGTTTCTAGAAAATTTCGAATATGTGGTCACAGGACATCATCTCAATGACTGCATTGAAACTTATATCTGGGGCACTATGCACGGTACTCCTAAAGTTATTCCTGACACACGAAAGAATGTACATAGACCTTTCTTATTGAACCCAAAACAAGAATTCATCGACTGGTGTAATCGCAAAGAGTTGAATTGGTGTCAGGATTATAGCAATGAAAATACAGACTACATGCGCAATTATATCCGTAAACATGTAGTAGAACACGCATATCATATCAATCCAGGTATCGAAAAAGTCGTAAAGAAATTGATCTTAAATGCTAGTGAGTCTGAATAAAAATCCATGGTTACTAGAATGGATGAAAGATAACTGGAGGGAAGAAGTATTGGTTATATTTCGCAATCCTTTCCTACTTACGCTACCTAACGAAGTTCGCACGCCTAAACAGATGAGAAAGAATTTTGCTGAATTATTATCCAAAAACGGATATAAGGCTAAAACGGTAAAAGGCGGAGAAGATGTCATAGTCGCTATTCCAGACGAAGAGTTCATTTTCATAAAGATTAAATATTTGTAATCATGGCTTATAGTTGATCACCCAAAATATATATTTTGGATGCAAAGTATTTGACTTATTTACAACAATATACTATACTAACTATCAACATAGGAGATTCTAATGTCAACACGCACGTTTAATAATGAAGCAAAAATCAAACTTACCCAACTGATCAATGAAGGCATGGCTGTCATGCAAGAAGTTGAGACGTTGAACGAGGGTCTTACTGATACGGTAAAGGCTATCGCAGAAGAACTTGAGATCAAGCCAAGCATTCTCAAGAGGGCAATTCGCACAGCATATAAATCACGATTGGGTGAGACTAATAAAGAGAACGAAGAACTCAACACCATCTTGGAGACTGTTGGGAAGACATTGTGAACGATATCTTTGAAGGTATATTCGATTGGATCCGTGAGGATTACAGGTCTAATCGATTTCGTTTTGTCGTGGAAGTATTGGCATGGTTGATCAGTATAGGCTGTGCATTGATCATGGCATTGACAGTACCCAATCCACCTTTATTGTTGTTATACATACTGTGGATAGCAGGGTGTGCTATGTATGCATGGGCAGCATTAACCCGAAAAAGTTTCGGCATGCTGGCTAATTATGTATTATTGACTATGATCGATAGTGTTGGTCTAGTGAGGTTATTAGCAAATTGAGTTACGTTGACGCAATACACGATAGAGATAGTGATAGGATATTCATTGTAGAGCGACAGCCTGACGGCAAGCGCACATACAACGAGTTTCCTGCCAACTATACCTTTTATTATACTGATCCCAAAGGCAAGTATCGCAGTTTATACGGCGATAGCGTAAGCCGTTTCAGTACACGCAAGCGTAGTGAGTTTGAAAAAGAAAAACGTATACACAGCAATAAGAAACTGTATGAATCGGACATCAACGTGGTGTTCCGCTGTCTAAGTGAAAACTACTTAGGTTGTGAGCCTCCAAAACTCCATACATGTTTCTTTGACATTGAGGTAGACTTTGACCCTGAGAAAGGATTCAGCCCTACCAGTGATCCTTTCAATCCGGTCACGGCTATCTCAATGTACTTGGATTGGCAAGATACACTAGTTACATTGTGTGTCCCGCCCAGACACATGAGTACTGAGACTGCTCAGGATATCGTCAAGAAGTATGAAAACTGTTTGATTTTTAAATCAGAGAAAGAAATGTTTGATACTTTCTTTATGTTGATTGAAGACGCAGATGTATTGACTGGCTGGAACTCAGAAGGATACGATATACCCTACATGGTCAATCGTGTGACGAGGGTCATGAGCAAAGACGATACACGCAAATTCTGTTTGCTTGGTCAGATGCCTAAGCCAAGAACATATGAACGATTCGGTAAAGAAGAAACAACATATGATCTAGTTGGTCGTATTCACATGGACTATCTACAGTTGTATAAAAAGTACAATTATGAAAGCCGGCATAGTTATAAACTAGACTCTATCGGTGAGATGGAGGTAGGTGAAAACAAGACGCAGTACGAAGGTACTCTTGATCAACTATATAACAAAGACTGGGAAAAGTTCTTAGAATACAACAGACAAGATACGATGTTGCTTGTCAAGATTCATAACAAACTTAAGTTCCTTGACCTTGCTAATGCACTGGCACATGAGAATACTGTATTGTTGCCGACTGTAATGGGTTCCGTGGCTATGATTGAGATGGCTATCATGAACGAAGCGCATGAGCGCGGACTCATGGTTCCTGATAAGAAAAGAAACAGTAGTGATAGTGAGATGGCGGCCGCTGGTGCATATGTCGCTGTTCCTAAGAAAGGCGTACATGAGTACGTGGCTGCTATCGATATCAACAGTCTGTATCCTAGTGCCATTCGTTCATTGAACATGGCCCCAGAAACAATCGTTGCACAAGTTAGACAGACATTGACTGAGAAATATCTGACCGACAAAGCAAGAAATCTTGCTAGCGAAAAGCGCAACTATGACAAAGACGATGACCTTGAGATGAGTTCGTTGCTCTGGGAAGGTTTGTTCGGTACACTAGAGTATGAAGCCATCATGAAGCAAGAGCGTGGCACTATGCTTACTGTTGACTTTGAGAGTGGTGAAAGTGTAGAGATGAGTGCGGCAGAAGTATGGAAATTGATCTTTGATAGCAACAAGCCATATATTCTTAGTGCTAACGGTACGATCTTTAGATCAGATAGTGAAGGTGTGATTCCCGGTCTACTCACACGC